ACAGCAGTATTTGTAGAAACACTACCAGCCCCTTGACCCACAGTCAGTCCGTGGATAGAGGCGTCATTGGCAAGTGTCAACGATGTACCGTTGAAGGTCATGTTGGCTGAATCTGTTTCCAAACCGCCAGTGGTGCTGTACACCACACGACCCGATGTCAGGCTGGTATTTGTGATCGAGCTGAACGTACCAGCACCGCTGAACGTAGAAGTCTTTACCCAAGACGAGCTAGAAGTGTTGTATGCGATCTGGCAATACTCACCGACTGCAATAGTCAAGCCACCAACCGTTTGGGCGTAGCCGCCAGTGGTGCTGTTCATGACCGTGTAGGTCTTGCTTGATGCGGGCAGTGTAATCGTGCGTGTTGCAGTACGTGAGCCAGACAGCAGAAGAATGGCGTATTGGGCCGAAGTGCCGGAGAGGTTAGTGCCCGAGCTGGTCGCCTGTGTGATGGTCAGCGTGACGTTGGCATCGGTCGTAATGTTCTGTGTACCGGCAACAGCAACATCCAGAATAGACGAAACGCCGTTGTTTACATCATCGCCCCAAGTTCCCACTTCCGTGCCATCGACGGGTTGAACAAGAGCCAACAGCGAGGTATATCCAATAGACATAGTATTTCCTTAATTCTTCACTTGCGTCCAAGTGGTAGTCTGCGTATCGTCAATTTGTGACCATGACACCGACTGAGCATCACTAACATTCTGCCAGTTTGGAGTCTGGTTGTCACTAATATTTGACCATGTTACCGTTTGAGAATCATTTATTTGTGACCAGTTCGGCGTTTGATTGTCAGGGATCGGATTCCACAGCAGCGCACCCAAGAACGAGTCAGCCATCGTAGCCGTCTCAATCACGTTCGCCATCATAACAAGGTAAGAAGCCCAAACGTCCGTTACCGTTGCCGTCTCGGTCACCGCAGCCTGAATCACATTCGAGGGTGTAACGCTATCCGTTACAGTCGCCGTCTCCACCACAGAGGCAGGCAGGCTATTTACCCCATTGACGGTATCTGTAATTGTCGCAGTCTCAGTCAGCGTATTGTTGTAAATCTGACCGCCAAAGGACGATTCAGTAACCGTAGCCGTCTCGCTAACCGCCACATTAAAGTTGACCTGCACAGCCACAGTATCCGTTGCAGTCGCAACCTCAGACACCGAAACGCCCATGACGTTGGATACGTCGACAGAATCTGTGACTACAGTGGTCTCATTGACCGCCATGTTCATGGTCAAGGTAGCGGAGTTAACGTCAGTAACTGTTGCTGTCTCAGAAATACTGTTTGAATAAACCACCACCCCAGACTGGGAATCCGTCACCGTAGCAGTCTCGGACACCGACATATTCATTGTCAGCGTGTCGCTCACAGTATCCGTAACAGTCGCCACCTCAGTGACGGCCATATTCATCGTCAGCGTGTCAGAAACGGTATCAGTAACAGTGGCATTCTCGCTAACCGCAACACTCATCACATTGGAAGCGTTTACAGAGTCGGTAACAGTGGCCGTCTCGCTGATTGAACTAGCGTAAACAATCTGGCTTGATTGGGAGCTGGTTACCGTAGCTGTTTCACTTACCGCACTTGAGAAAGCCTGTGCCGAGGACTCTGAATCGGTAACGGTAGCTGTTTCAGCGGTCGTGTTGTCGTAGACCGATCTACTCCAAGCGGCCTGACCCCATGTTCCCGATCCCCAGCCGCCCGTTGTTGACATGGGTTAAGCAGCTACTAAGTCTGCCTCTGGAAACCAAGTTTGCTGGGCGTTGCCTTGCGCGTCAGTCCAATGAACCAAATAGCTGATGTTGCCATTTGAATCAATGGTCATATCTGCCACTGGGCCGGTAGGAACAGTCGCTACCAGCTTAACGGTTTCGCCAACTTTGAAATTTGCAGCCATGTTAAATCCTTAGCAGTTGGCAGTCCAGGTCACGTTCAAAACGTCACCAGACAAAACAGAACGGTTACCAGATGTAAAGCTACCGGCGCTGAACAGCGTGCCAGTCGTGCCGCCAATCGTATTGCTAGTGGTCAAGAACGCGCCCGCAACCGTGTTAGTAGCATTGATGTTAAACGCTGTAGCAGAAGTGGAAATAGTTCCAGTACCAGCAGAACCAGCACCGCCACCGGAAGCAGTGGCAGACCCAAAAGAAGCCGCAGGGCGTGTAGCGTTTGAATAACCAGTGACTTCAGTCCAGCCACTGTGCGAAGACATAGTGTCCGCAGCGTTGTAAGTAGGTGAAGTTCCGCCATTGACAAGCCCCAAGTACCAAGCAGCAGTATAGCCAGAACCAGCAAAATACTTGTTCAACAAGTCAATCTTACCGACGTTCACGACCAAGTTGGGGAAATGCTCTTCCCATTTCAGGTTTCCTTCAGAGTCGTAGCAGGTAGCGGTAAAACGACCTGTAATGATCATATCCTCGTTGGCATTTTTGCCAACAGTAACCGAAGCGCTGGGGGCGTCTTGGACGTTCAGTTTTTCAATGTTGCTCATAAAGTTCCTTATGCGCTCCGAATCAGCGCGGTTGAGTAAGTGTTAGCAGGCATGGTTACCGTAAACGTGTTGGTGCAGGTCTTGTCCGCGCCAAAATCAATCACAGCAATCGAAGCGTTGGAAGCGGTAACATCATAAATCAAAGCACACCGTGCCGTAAAGTTGGCGGGGCTCCAAACCACGTTCGCAAAGTTAACATACACCACGCTATTAACAGCGTCGTAGTTGATCGTTACGCCACTCATGGTCTGCCCGCCAGCGGTGTATCCGGTGCCGGTAATCTCATTTACTGATGAATACGCAGTAGTCGTCTGGTTAAGAGTCGCATTACCGTTGTAAAGCGCCATCTTAATAGTGTCTGTAGCCAAATTAAACTGTCCGTTGTACAGCCCAAGTTTGAAGCTAGTGGTTTGACCTTGGAGAATACTTGACATTACACGGCCTCGAAATGGTTCCACTTGGCGCGATTCAGCGCCCGTGGGATAACCTGTAAATTGTTGGGGACATGGAGGCCGGACACAGTTTCACCTTGCAATGGAACGAAGTGGTCTACTTCATACTGGATTCCAAGCATTTTAGTCCGCAATGACGCAAGTGCATAGGCTTCTCGCATTAGCCATAAATCATCTTTTGTAAGCCACTGAGGTGTACGTTGCTTCTGGGCACATTTGCGTAATCTGGCGGCAGCAGAAGTAGCGCCTGGATTCTTTGCTGCCCATGCACGCTTCATTTGAGCAATTGCATCTTTGCGCTCAGTGCGATACCACTTGTCATAGGCCAACTTCTTGGCGCGCATCTCAGGATCAGTCTTGCGTTTTTCAGTTACTTTAGCGTTGTTCTTGGCGCGGTGAGCCAATGTTTTTTCAGGATCGGCGGCACGATTTTTTCTAGTGTGCTCTCTTGCGCATTCTACGCAAGCGCCACTTACGCGCCGATGACCCTTTAGCTCTGGATGTTTTTTGCATGGAGAGCCATAGCAGGTGGGAAGCCCCAACTGTTTGGCCTCTTGACGTGTGTACCGGATCATGTGACAGGCTGGCGGTATTGACCGCTGCGGTAGGAATCCATTCTCTCAAGGCCATCGCCCAAACGCTTGGCTTGAGATAAGGCTTCTTTGTATTTGGTATCGTAAAAGACCATAAGATCTTTTTCGCCCTTCATGAATGTGTAAGCTTCAACTAATGTTCCATACAGCAATGCTGCATCGTAGTTGTCACCCAACCAAGTCATGCCGCTTGTCTGATTCAGACTGGATGCGTTGGGAACAGTAACGGCAAACCCACTGCCAGAGCTAAGGCTAATAGATAAAGAATCTCCCACGGCATAACCAGTTCCTCCAGTTTCCAAACTGACAGAAGTAACTACACCGCCCGCCACAACAATAGTGGCCGATGCGCCAGAACCAGTTCCACCAGTTAAAGACTGGTTGTAATACGTGCCATTTGGATAGCTTGAGCCGGGCGTAAATGAGCTATTCAAACTAACAATAATTCCAGGGATGATTGATGGCGGATAGAAGAAGTAATGCAGCTCGACCGCATAGTTCTGATCCGGCGTTGGCCCCATCATGAACGACAGCTCATTGGGCAAAGCAGACTGCGGGCCAAAGATCGCGTAGTGGGTAGGCATCCCAGTGCTACCAGGATAGGGGAAAGCTTCACGAATGAAGTTTACATCCTTGTTCAGCAGGTACTGATACGGCCCTTGGAAGGTAATTGTACCGGATACTGTACCAGTGTTAACGACACTCAGATAAACAGTCGTTCCTGTCACCGCCAAGACCAGCGCACCAGAGCCGATACCTGTGCCGGTCACGGCCTGACCTGTAGCAATGTTGGATCCGCTTGAAACGGTAATCGTATTTTGCCCAGTAACGCCTGATGTGGCCGTTGTGGTTACCAGCGAAAAGGCCGCTAAAGAGTAGGTAGACAGATAGTCTGCTGGAGCGGACAGATATGGATTGCTTGTGCTTACTGTGCCGGTGACATTCTTGCGCAGGGACGGAAACTGTATATCGTTGTATATACGTTGCTCAGCTTGTTCAATGAACGTGTTGACATCTTCCGTTTGGAAGGTGTTTTCAGTGTAGTTCTGAACCTCAGTGACAAGCTGATAGTAATTCACGCCATTGGCCCCCGAGCCATCACACCTTTAGTGGCTGCACCAGTTCCGCGAATCTTGATACCAGACTTTTCAGTGGGCTCATAATCCTTGCTGGAGATGTTGCCAACACTCATGTGGACGTCCTGAGCCTTTTGGCGGTCGCTTGGGCCGTAGCCAGCAGGAGCCAAACTGGGTTTGCCGCCAGTCATGGTATGGGGTTCTGCATACGTCGATGCAGGGCCGACTTCTTTGCCGCCCTTTTTCATGGAAAACTTAGCCATTATTTGCTCCCGCCTTTTTGGTTGTGAGCACGCGCCAAATTACGACCGACAGCACGCATAGATTTGCCAGTAGGACCACCTTTAGCAAGCTTGAGTTTAGTACACTTGCCGCCTTTGTGCTCTTGCTTATCGTGCTCTTTGAAAGCCTTTTTGATCAAAGCAATGTCTTGCTTTTTATCTTTGGCTTCCTCTTTGCGCTCTTCAGCTTTGGATTCACCCATCATCTTTTTAGCCATTTTCTACTCCTACGTAGTAACTATCGTAACTGTACCAACACTCGCCACTGTTGCCAAGTAATTTGGCGTCAGTTTTGCATCAAATAACTGAGAACCACCAATTGGATTCCAGCCCCACTGAATATCCCGAGAACCGCCTGCCGGATATCCCAAAGGATCCAAGCCAGACGTTACATAACTCAAATCTGGCCGAGGCTGACGCACCGCTTGTGGATCATCCACCGGATACATACCTAGTTGCAACTGCGGATGATCAGGATCCCAGCACTCTGGGCAGACTTTCAGCTGATATAGCTTGGTCTTAATGACCTCCATCTTCAGCTGCTTCAGCTTATACCGCTGCCCGCACCGATCACACTCCGCAATCGAATACTTGCCACTAGCAAACCGATTACCCATCAGGCACTCCCAATGAACATCTGTCTCGGCACAAACCGAATAGCAGCTTTCTCCCGATCTTCACCTGCAGCCAAGTTAAATTGCTCGTCGTAAGCCTCTTTCAGCATCTGCACACGCTGCGCCAGCTCAGGAACCTTCATGGCTATGTGATAAGCCAACCCAGCCGCCGCTGCGGGCAGGAAACGGAAGTTCATATCCTGTGTTTGCATACCAGAACCAGCATCTTCCACACGACGCATACGCCAATAGACGAATGTATAGGTCGTAGATGGGTCTGGAGTAGGCCAAACTGTGATTGCAGGAAGCCAATTGATGTATATAGCAGCACCAAACGCATGAGAAGCGGCTGTCGTGCCATTTTGTGCGCGGAAACAGTTACCCAACTGGTTGCCAGTGATGTAGTTGTAGTAGATTGTCTCGGTGCCGATGTTGATATACCCCGCTGCGGCCAGTCCATCGGTCGAGCTCAGGGTAATTGTGGTGTCTGTAGTGCCAATGGCCGCTGCCAAAATCAAAGCAGTCGGCTGAATCTCGCCAGACATACGCTGAACCATCACCTGAATAGGCCGTGCCTGAGTCAGTTTGTTGGGAATCGTCGCGTATGTGGGCATACTGATTCGAGTAATGTTCAAATCAGCTTGGTTAGACGTGTTATTTGCATTGGTGCGGATCACATGATCCAGCAAATCAATGGTATCGTTTGGTAGCGGATAAGTATTGAGCCCAGTCGTGAACGTAATCGTTCCCTGCTCAATCGTCCACATGTTGATACCGCGATTTTGCCATTCGATGGTCATCAGATTCATCGAACGACGTGCGGTTCTCAGGTCATAGCCTGACCGCATCTCACGGCCAGCACGCTCCCACGCCTCTTCCGCTAAGTCGGTGAAGCTTAAATCAAAGGAAGACGTGCCGGATGTGGTCATTTACGCATACCCTTCAGAGTCTCTGCCAAACGTGCCCGTTGGCCCAGCTTACCAGGCTTCTTAGCCGCAGCAGCCAGCTTCTTGGCTGGAATAGTTTTGCCTTCTTTGACGCCCAGCTCTTTACGCAAAGCACCTGGTTTCTTGATCGCGCCAGCAATCCAATTCTTTGTAGCCATGATTTACCCCTTCGCAGCACGCATGTTATCTACTAAATTTGGGTACGGACGCCCAGCAGCTTTAGCCATTGCTTTTGCCTTGGCTTTCTTCTTAGGCGTCAGTGGCTTAGGCTCACCAAGATTCTTTGGCCGAGCCTTATCCCAAACTTCTCCACCCTTTTTATATTGGGTGAAATCGGTATCATCACGACGAGCCTTGGTTCTACCCTTCGGCATCTTTGAGGGTGCAATGTCACCCATACCACGGCTTGCCATCATAATTTACCTCAGCAGAATTTGCCTTTGGTAAAGCCTTTAGTGGCAATACCATCAGCACGTTTAGAAGCAGAGCTCTTTACCGAGCCGCCAGAAGCGTAGTTCTTCTTGGGGTTCGAGGGAGTTTTGACAGCTTTGTCGTAAGCGCGAGTGGCTGCAGCACGGTCTTTCATTTCCTTCACGTCTGCAGGAGACATG